GAAGCTTCAACTAACTTTGTTGACTTCGCTGATCGTATTGGCGAGTTGGATCGTGAGGGTGCCAATATTGAACGTCTGCTCACTGCTGGTGTTGGCCTTGCTGCTGAATCTGGTGAGTTTCTTGAGATCGTTAAGAAGATGGTTTTCCAAGGTAAGCCTTGGAACGACGACAACAGAGAACATCTTATTATTGAGTTGGGTGACGTTATGTGGTACGTAGCACAAGCATGTATGGCACTTGATATATCCTTTGATGAAGTAGTTGAAACTAACGTCAATAAACTTAAGAAGCGTTATCCTGGTGGCGAATTCGACGTACACTTTAGTGAGTGTAGACAAGTAGGAGATAGATGAGTAATATTCTTTCTCATGAAATGGTACGTTTTGTTCCTAAACCAATGCCAGTTTTTACTGCCATTCTGGATGATCATGTAGAGTTTAATGAGAATTTGAAGGAGATTATACTAGAGCACAGACAGAATAATCCAAAGTCAACCAAGAGTAATGTGAAGGCATGGCAAAGTTCATGGATGACACATCTAGAGAATCCAAAGTTTCAACCATTAGCGGATAGAATTGTGGATGCATGTCAATTCATTACTGAAGCATATTATAAATTTAAAATTGATTATAGTATTGTTAATATGTGGGCTATGATGTATGAGGAGACTGAAGAGACAGTTAAACATTGTCATTTCCCATCTGATTTTTCATGTTGCTATTATGTGGATGTAGAACCAAATTGTGCTCCTATTATTTTTGAAAGTGTTGTAGATGATGGAGTACATAATCATAATCATCCATTGAAAATTCAACCAGAAAATGGTATGCTTGCAATATGGTCAGGATTATTACAACACGAAGTTCCACCTACTGAAGGAAAGAGAATGTGTGTTTCTGCTAATGCATTAAGAACTTCTTTAACTATTCTAGAACAGCAGGTGGATAAATCTCTTCCTAAAAGAGTAAACTTTTCCAAGTTTGAATAATGTTTGATCATTCCCATCTTCCAAATCTAGGACTTACTAATGGGATGATTCCTCTTCCCACACAACAATCTCTTAACAAAGAGATAGAAGATATTCATACTAATGATCAAGGTATTGTAAGAATGAATAGAGCTCTTGCAGGACAGATCACAAAAGAATATCAAATTGTAAAGTCTAGACAACTTCTTGATCCATATCTAGAAGAGATGGGTAAAGCATATCAAAAGGAATGGAATTATTATGAAGGACAAGATTTGAAAGTAGAATCAGTATGGGTTAATATGCAAAAGAAACTAGAAGTAAATCCACTTCATAATCATGAATATACTTTGAGTTTTGTTGCATGGTTACATGTTCCATTTAAATTAGAAGATGAAAGAAACATGGAGAATTGTAAGAATTCAGGAACAATGCAATTAGCATCTACTTTTCAATTTGTATATACTGATATACTGGGTGCTATTACAAATATACCATTGTTTGTAGAGAGTGGATGGGAAGGTACAATTGTGATGTTCCCTTCTAAACTTATGCATATAGTATATCCTTTCCAGACTAGTGATGATTATAGAATTTCTATTGCAGGTAATTTACGCTAATGATTAATCTTGACGAAAAATTTCATAGTTACCTAGAGAAAGGTGGTAAGACATTCAAGATTGATGGTGTTAATGAACCTTTAACTGGGTACGGTTTTAACTGTGATGGAAATGATATAGTTGGGTATTGGGTTAACACAATTAACTACAAATTATACTATAATATGAATGAACAGTTTATTAAAATGGAGGCATTAAATGAATCTTCCGATTGATGAGAAAGAATTAGATATTATTGTGACACAACTATGGAAGTCACGTAAGAATCAAGGTGAACCTTTGGTCGAACCATTGTATCAAAAACTCTTGTCTATACAAAAAGAGAAATTCTAAATAAATAACCCCTATAGGGGGTTTTTTTATGTCAATAACAATTCCAACAACAGTTGATAAAGCATGGAATGATCTTTTTAGAGAAGGTCTATCCACGGATGAGTATAGTTATTTGGTATTTGATGTTAAAAAAACCGAAAGCGATGCTTCAAAAAAAGTTCAGGTTTTCATGAAGGTATATGTTCCTGAAAATAAAAGAAAGACTGCTACTGAAAATGTAAAGAAAGCAATGGAGGATACGGGGTATACAGTAGAGCATAGGAAATCCAAAGGTTCTAATATACCAGAAATAGATATAGTAGTAACTGAAAAAAATGTTATTCGTGTTCAGTTTAAACCAATCAAATCTTCAGGATCTGGTGGTGGGTCAAAACAAACTACAATTCAGGAAAGTACATCTTGCTTATATAATTCACTTCGTTTTCATGTACATCCGAATAATAAATTAACTCCTACCATGACTCTTACTACAGATGATATGGAGAAAGCAGCGAAATGGATTGATACTCCAGATGCTACTTTGGAACAGATGATTGAATTTGCTAACCAGGATCCTGATTGGAAAGAAGTTTTTGTAGATGGTGCAAATGCATTGTATAATAAAGTAAAACCTGCTGCTTCAAATGATTTTATGTTTGTTCGTGGAGATAAAGAAATAGATGATGGTGTAATAAAAAAAGCTTTTGCTCAATGTAAAGCTTCGTTAGTACACAAGGAGTTAAAAAATGAAGACAAGTGGAACCCATCAGATATTTGGATAGTTAGTAAGGGTGCCAAGACTGAAATAATTAACAAATTAACACCATATGGTGTGAAAAAAACAACAACTACAATAGAAGTATTTAATGATGCACTATCACAATTTTTTACTGATGAAAAATTGATGGGAGTATCTTTAAAAAAGACTGGTGGTACTGGTACAGTAAAGGTTGTGAATGCTGACACCCCACAAGAGAGAAAAGCAAGTCTTGGGGTTGAGTTTAAGAAAAAGAAATCAATAGATATGTTAGTTTATGATAGTAAAACAAATTTTACTGGTGAACATGCTCATAAGAGATGGCCAATGGATGTATACATTCAGTATGGAACTGGAAAAAAGGATAACATACAGTTAAGAAATTTTGGTGGTGATAATAAAGGTGATTGGAAGTTAGAACTTAAAGGCGAGCATGCTGCTATGGGTAAGATTCAAGGTAATGTTGCTAGGTTTATATTAAAGCATACAGGATTCACAGGTGTACCTGACGAACCAGAATGGTCTGCTTGTGATCCAAAGAAAGCTACTGCTAAACAAAAATCAGATATCACAAAAGAAATATATAAATTATTAGATACCTTTGGTGCAAATGGATTTGATAAAAGTGACGGAGATCAAATGATGGGTGAGATTGCTGGTAAAAGACAGTCTTGGAGGTATAGTAAACTATCAGGACTTCGCTTTTTAGAATATCTCTGTAAAGAAAATGTGAATGCAGATATGGCAATCAAAGAACTATATCTTTTTGGTGGATCACAAGCAGACCACTCATCAATATACTACAAGTATTCTTAATGGCAAACGTAACACAGTTAAAACATTTAGAACACCTTGAGGATGAGATGCTCAACTATGGAGTTGATGGTTGTAAAGCTGCTGTCTCTTTTTTAAAAGAACTTCGTAAGATGTTAGGTCAACAGGATAATGATGGTTTCATGCAAACCAAATGGGATGGAGCACCTGCTGTTATCTGTGGAGAACACCCTCTTTCTGGTATGTTCTTTGTTGGAACTAAATCTGTATTCAATAAGAACGATCCTAAAGTATGTTACAGTGAAAAAGGTATTGACAAATATTATCAAGGAGACCTTGCAGAAAAACTTAAATTTTCTCTTCGTTATTTTAAAGAATTAGATATTGAAGGAGTAGTTCAGGGTGATCTTATGTTCACTGATAGTACATTAAAAAAAGAAACTATCAATGGTGAATTACTTTATACATTCAAACCTAACACTATTACATATGCAATTCCAGTAGATCATTCTATTGGTAAGGCAGCAGGTACTGCAAAGATTGGTGTAGTGTTTCATACTCATTACACAGGTGATGAACTTGAATCAATGCAAGCAAAAGCTGGTGCTGATGTTACTGGATCTAAAGATGCTTTAGTAATTAAAAATGATACTCCAATGGATCGTGTTGGGTTGTCTTCTAGTGAGGAAAAAACATTCGATTCTCATGTATCAAAGATTGAAAGTATGTGTAAGATATGTGGAGACTTCCTTGATGAGTTGGTTAAATTTTCTGGTACAAAGGGTGATCTTAAGTGGCATGTATCATCTTATATAAAACAGTTCTTTAATAGTGAGATTAGAAATGCTCGTAGTATAGGTAATGTTGATCATGCATTAGATAACCTTACAAATTTCTATCATTTAAAAACTGCCAAGATGCTTGATGCTATCAAGACTCCTAAAAATAAAGCAGAAAAAAGGAAGTTAGTATACGATAGTGAGAATTATTTACAAGATAATAAGACAAAGTTTACAGCAATGCTTTCTCTTTACAAAGAGATTCAACACGTTAAGCAGATGGTTATAGATAAGTTAGATCATCTTGAAACCTTCAAGACATTTATTAAAACTGAAAAGGGATATAAAGTAACTGGACCAGAAGGTTATGTTTTGCATAAGGATGGTGATATGATTAAGTTTGTTAATCGTCTTGAGTTTGCTTATAATAATTTCACAGTATCAAAGGACTGGTAATGTCAGGATTAATATGCAAAAAATGTTACGTTACCTTTGGTAGGTTCCAACCACCTACTACAGGACATAAGGAGAACTTTGCTGG